AAGGAGGCCGCGGCGCACCCTTCCCGCCACCCTTCGGCGGCTCCGGGGGCTGCGGCTTCTCGGGGGACTTCTTGTCGAGCCGGCGCTGGAACCGCGCCACGTCGCTTGGCTTTAGCATTCACGAATACCTCACATGTGGATGGTCGAGGGCATCGGCACCGCAAGGTCTTGCGTTGCCTGGGAGACCAATGGCGGGACCGCGGTCAGCACCCGCAGGTGCGGCAGCGCGTGCCACTCGAGCAGGATATCCACGGGCGTGTTCGCGGGCTTGGTGTACATCTGCAGCGTCGGGATCGCGCGTCGGCGGTGCCAGATGGCGGCCGTGCACAGCGGGTACTTGATCTCCCACAGGCTCGCCGATTCCTTCTTGCCCGGCTTGTCGGTGGTGCAGCACGAGTTCAAGTACACCAGGTCGCACCACTCGGGCACCTCGGCGCGCATCTGCGCCCAGCGCTCGGCAAAGTTATCCGGCAGGATGAAATCATCCTCGAAGATCACAAACTCCTCGTGCCCCTCGCGCCACGCAATCTGCCAGGCGATGTGCCACGACAAGACCAGGCACGTCGCGCCGCGGGTCACGAAATAGTCCGAGTGCATCGGAATCTCGGACTTCACCTGCATCGTCTTGCCGAAGATGCCGTAGATGAAATCCAACTCGATGCCAGCCTTCGCGGCCTGCGCGCGGGCGTGCTCGGTGCGCTCCGGGGTCTCGGAGAGCGTGATGCAGTAATACTTCACGCGATGCCCTCCACGCCGCGGTCCTTGCCAAATGCGAACTTGCCCGAGCGGCGCACGACAGAGCGGTGCAGGAAGTGCGCGTCGCAGAACTCGTCCACCGCGCGCGTCACGCCGGGCCACGCCTGGTAGTCATCGCCGAACAGAATCCCACCCTGCCGCAAGAGCGGCCAATAGTTTGCAAGGTCCGTCTTGCAATCCTCATAGTCGTGCGAGCCGTCGATGTAAATCACATCCGCCACAATATTTTTTTCGGCCACCACCCGCGCCGCAATCGTCGCCGGCAGGGGGAGGGGGGTCACGCGCTCGGTCAGCTCAAGGTGCACCATGTTCGACAGGAACAGCTCGTGCAGCCGAGGGTAGCCCGCGTGCAGCCGCAGCGCCTCGTGCAGCCAGCGATTGTCGCCGTCGTGGCGCGCGTAGTTCTCGTGCGACCCGAGCCAGGTGTCGATGCACAAGAGCCGCGCGTCGAGCCCCAGGCGCTTGCAGATCGCCATCATGTTAGCCGCCGAGCGCCCCTTCCACGAGCCCACCTCGATGATGGTCGTGGGGCGCACCGCCGCCAAGACCTGCTCGAACATCGGGTCATCCGACCCCCAGCCCTGCAGGTCGTGCTCGACTATCTTCGCGCCCGAGTACGGGTCCACCAAAAAGAAATCCCGCCAGTTCATACCACCCCCCGGATCTGCCGCTTGACCGCCTTCTGCCAGGTCGGCGCGTACACGCCGCCGCCCGTCGCCGCCTCCGACGCAAAGGTCAGCACGAAGGCATCCGCCACATCAGGCGACGCTAGCCCCCTGCGCTTCATGTCGTCCTTTCCCTCGAGGCGCAGCTTCCCGTTCGACATGAACGAGTAGCGCGGCGAGGATAGCTCATTCACTAGCCGCTCGTCTCGCGGCAGCTTGCAGTCGCGCGCCTCGAGCCACGCCTTCGCCTTACCCCACAACTCCGCGCGCAGGTTCATGTACTGCCCCTTAAAGGCCGGCGACTCGCCGACGTTGATCCCGCGCGCCGGCAGCTTCAGCTCCCGCAGCCGGTCCACCACGCCCGCGCCAAGGCCGATGCTGTCCACCAGAATCTCGACCGGGCGGTCGCGGTGGTCGGTGCTCTCCCACTCGTGCATCACCGCCCCCGTCAGCGCCATCAGGTCGAGGCCCTTCCAAGTCTTCACCGGCGCCACGACCACATTCGCCTGGCGCTTGCAGAGCGCCGAGGAGTCCGCGCCGAAGCGCGCCACGTCGAGCCCCCAGAGCACCGGCGCGCTAGGGTTCTGCACCACGTCCCGGTCCACCGCCGACTGGGCCAACTCCAGCCCGATCAGCGTGTCGTCGTCCGCCACTGGGAACTCGCCAAGCACGCGCACCCGGTAGGCGTTGCTGCCCTCGCCGTACCGGCTCGACATCTCGGCGACGTACTCGGGCGACACCCGGGGCGAGTCGAGGCAGCTCACGTGCAGGTTCCGCCACTCGCCGGCCAGGCGGTGGAAGGTGTCGTAGAAATACCCCTGCGTCCGGGTGGGGTTGCCCAAGAGCAGCGTCGTGGCGTTGTGGCCGGACATCGAGCCGCCCGCCGACTCGAAGACGGCCTCCGATACGCCCGGGGCTTCGTCCACGACCAGCAGCACATACTCGGCGTGGATGCCCTGCAGGGCGTCCGGCTGCTCCGCGCGGCTGGTGCGCGCCGAGATGAAGGCCTCCTCCGGGCTCGCCTTCAGCTCGATGCGGTCGGACTTGATCTCGAGCAGCTCAGCCACCGCCGGCGGCAGTAGCTTGGCCCAGCGGCGGCACTCGCCGAAGAGGGCGTCGAAGAGCTGGCTGGCCGTGGGGGCGGTGACGACCACCTTGACGGGCACGCGGGTGAGCATGAACCAGAGCATGGCCCAAGAGGCCACGGTGGACTTGCCCGTGCCGTGGCCGGAGCGGACGCTGATCTTGCGCTCACCGGCCGCCAGAAGCTCTAGGAGGCTGCGTTGCCACGGGTCGGGGGTGACGCCTAGGACCTCCTCCACGAAGGCCACAGGGGCGGCGTGGTAGCGCTTGACGAAGGCAAAGTACGGGTTTTCAGAATTTTTCATGGGGTCCGTGTGGGGTTACGCAAGCGCCGACCCCCCGCCGGGGGCGCCCTGCCGGGGGGGGGTCGCGGGCAAGGGGGAGTTATCCACAGGTTATCAACAGGTTATCCACAGGATATCCACAGAGTTACCCACAGAAAGGGGGGAATGACCGCAGGGTGGTCACAATCGCCCCGATTTAACATAATGGGTGTTATACGCACTACGCGCCGCAACCCCTTGCGAATCAAGCACTTGCGCCGTGCGCGCACTTGCACATCGGCGCGCAGGTGCGCTCGACCGCGCGCAGATCGTCAGGCCGTGAGTTATCCACAGGTTATCCACAGAGTTATCCACAGGCCGGTTCAATGAGTCACGCGCGCGGGACCGTCGGCTTCGGTGTGTCATTCGTCAGCTTTTCAGGCTCTTGCACGCTCACGGTCCGCATCAGGTCGCGCACCGCAGCAAGGTGCAACGCCGTCGTGTCGGTGATGCGGACATCGCTCTGGATCTTGTTTCCCCACCGCTTCGGGTCCATCCGTTCGGCCAGCCATTGCCTCGCACCCATCGCAACCTTCGCGGCGTTCGGGTCGATCTGTTCCTGCTCCACCTGGTCAGCCAGCGCCTCGATGCGTTCAGCGTTCGCCAGGGCACGCGCAGTCCGCACTAGCTCGAACTTCTCATGCCTCGCAGGATCGGACTGAATCGTCTCCCATAGCAACTGGTATGGGATCTCGCTGCCCTTCACGAACGAAGACAGGCTGTTGCCCTCGGCAAGATGAATCCAGAGCTGGTCCCAGAAGGCCGGCGATTCCATGACCGTAAGCGCCTTCTCCCGCCTCGCCCGCTTGATTGGTGTCCCTGCCATCAGTCCCTCGTATGCACGAACGTGCTCACATCCTCAAGGTCCATGTCGTACCCATCGACCGCCACCACATCGAAGTTGCTGTACCGTCGCCGCGTCTGCTCTGGCCTCATCTGCCGCGTCGCTCGAGGAGCCGGACGGTTGCGTATCTCTTCAGCGTAGACCCTGCGCCAGAGCTTCTCTGAGGTCGTGAACCTATGGCCGCAGGTCAGGCACTCCCGCCGACGCCGCGCCTCGGTCGGGAACTGGTAGACCTTCACGACCTCGCTCGGCTTGGAGCACTTCGGGCATTTCATCGTTCGGGCAGCTGCGGCTTGACAAGCTTCAGCCAGTCATCAAGACGCTGGATGACCAAGAACTCGCGCTTATCGCCCCGGCACACAACCGCCGGGATCTCGTAGGGCGCACACGCAGCGGTAGCCTGGTCGACCCACTCGTAGACCGCGATGGACTTCCTGCGCTTGACCTCGAGCACCCACCGAGCGAGCCGGATATCAGCGCCGCCGTCTCTGGCCTGCCCCAGTATTCGATTGGTCTGCCACCCGGTCGATTCGGTAATGATCTTGCACACCTCTCGCTCGGTCTCGGCGCCCCGTTGTCGTTGTCGCAGTCCCATTTCAACCGTCCGCGGTCATGTAATGCGCTGGATGATACTCCGACCTTTTCCTTGCACGCCAATAATCTGGCCGCCTCGCCTCATCGACCGCATCCATCACGATGGCCGTGACCGCGTTCTGCTCGATGACTGCTCGAGCGGCGATCGCCAGCTCGTCGAGGGTGTGCCCAGACTTCCTCGCCGCGAGCCGATGGTGCCGGTGAGGCAAACCGCCCGTATTCTCGGTCAAGCAGATCGGGCAGAGCTTAACGGCCCTTTTCATTTGCCACCTTCCAGAGCAGGTTGATGCTAGGCGGCTTCTCGCCTCTCGCGTTCTCGGCGAGCTCTGCCGCCTCGGCGAAGGTTGAGGTCATCCCGAGCCACCTTGGAATCACCCGCCCGTCAACTCCCATCCGCCAGACGACATACTCAACCTTGTCGCCCACCCGCTGCCCCCGGATACAGAACCGGCCATCTGTTGACACCTTGTCCCAGAAGTCGTCGTCGATCCACTCGAGCGGCCCCTTGTGGTCTAGGTCAATCTGCTGCTGGCTCATACCGGCCACCTCGGGTCGGTGCCGACCTCGCCCTTGGCGTCCTGGTAATGGACGACCTTGGCGTTGAACATCGACTGCATGGCCTTGGCAATCTGGAACCCTTCCTGCCCCAGACCCTCAACCATCCGCCTTGCTAGTGGCGTGTTTGCACTATGTTGCTCTAATGCAACACTACGCAACGGACTTGTCTTGTACCTCATGCTTCCTCCGTGTCTGAACCAATGTCCGAAGTCATGTCCGAATGTCCGAGTCCTAAGGACTCTCGGACATTTTCGGACATCTTGACCGTCCGAAACTGTCCGAATTTGACGCTTTCGGACATTTTCGGACATCACTCATTTGAAAGCCTCGAGCCGCCCACCGTGGCCGTCAGGAAGGGCGACATGAGGAGCTTTTCGACCGCATCGTGGACAGACTGCCGGCTGATGCCGCACTCCCTCCCGATCTGGCGCAGCTCCTCGACGGTCCAAACGAGGGCCGTCTCGCTCCGCTTCTGGCGCTCCCTGAGGGCGAGCAGGACGGTCCGCTGCGCCTTACCTTGTGGCGCCTGCGCGCTGATCGGGCGCTCCCCCTGCGCCACGCTCTGGCGCATGATGAGGCTGGTCAGCCGCTCGCCGTACCGGTCGGCCGCGCCCAAGTCGATGACCTCGGCCTCGTAGGCGAGGTTCGGCAGCTCGCCGGTGTCCTTGAACCGCTGCCTCGTGACCTCGACGTGGGTGTTCGGCTGGGCGGCGCGCTTGACGATGAACTCGCTGTCCGGGTTCGCCATGAGGGCGCTGGCGCCTCGCGGGCGGTCGGCGTCGCCGTGCCCGGAGTGCGCGACGATCAGCACGCTCGCGTCGTACCGCTCGCGGATGAAGCGCGACACGGCCGACAGGTACGCCGCCACCTCTTGGTTGCTGTTCTCATCCATGCCGGCGCTGAACTTGGAGAGCGTGTCGATGACGACGAGCGTGGGCCGGATGCCGGCCTTGTCCAT